ACGGGTTTGTGTCTTCAACAAAGCGTACGCCGTAGAGCGATCCAGCTTCACCGTTGTACAACGCGCCCACGTTGGAACGTGTCGCCGCATTCAGCCAGTCACTATCACGCATGATGTCGCGAAGCACTTGTGGTGCAGCGATACACACGTAGCCGTTGTTGATTTCCGGAGCGCGTTTGATACGCAGTTGAGTAACAACATCCAGAACATCGCCAGCCGACATAATGTTGGCTGTATCGCTGTCCAGCCCAACCGCATTGTCAGCGTCACCAGCAAATATAGTGCTGCCACCTTGCGTGTTAGTTGCTCCAGTTGGTGTTGACGAACTGCTCAACGCTGCTTTCACAATGTTGTCGCACTTCAACGCGGCGTCTTCCCCGTTAGTCTTGGTCGCTTGCGACAGACTGTTGAGAAATTCCGTATTATTCAACACGTCCGACAGCACCACTACTTGTCCAATCTGCTGGAGATCAGCCGTCACTTTGGAAAGAGACAACTGCCGAACACCAGTCCCGTCTGAACTTGCACCAGTCCCGAATATATCAATCGGTAGTATCGTGCTTGTCGTAACCTCGGCTGGTGCGGAACCAGTCGTCAGATCAGCGATCTGCGTCGAATCCGGCGCACCGTATTTGAAGAAGCTAATCTGCTTCGATCCCACCCCTTTGGGAAGAGGTGCTTTTTGGCCAAACTCCGCTTTGCGGGTGGCTTGAACTGCGTATGTGAGCAGTTGTGATTCAAAGTGTTCCCGATACTGATCGGAAAGACTACTTGATAGCGTCATTGCATGTGCCATAACTTATATCTTTCTTTTAAATAGTTTACTGTGCTGTACTAATCATTACCCCAATTGCTTGTCCATCTGTGCAGCTTGATCCGTCAGCATCTTAAACCGCGCATCCGTATCCATGTCCATAAACTCTTTGGTCGCCGGACGTGGCGCTGGCTGTGAACCACCAATCGATAGCTTTGACTTGTACTCTTCCAACTCATTGGTAAGTCGTTGGTTCTCATCTCGAAAAGACTCTGCTTGTGTCGCCAGTATGTCGCGTGACGCAACCCACGCCGCTTTACGCGGCCCGTCTGCATCCCCTAACAATTCCGGATAATGCAAAAACACTTGCTCGGTTCGTTTGAACAGTTCGCTGTCGTGGTTCCCAAGATCGGGATAGTTCGCTCTGGCTGACGCGTAATTATCGCTAAACGTCTTGCTGAAATCTTTTTGCTGGAGCTTTTTTGCGGTTTCCCGCTCACTCTCACGCAATGATTCAGCTTTCGCTTTAGCGTCGTCAGCTAGAGTTTCTTCCCCGTCTTCACGGAACTCCGACTCTACTTTGTCGTAATCTTTGGCGCTGTAGCCCTCTTCGTCACGAAGTTCATTCGTAGACTCCATTTGCTGCAACTTCCACTTCTCTTGACGTTTATCAAACTCATCGACCCGCTGTTGATGCTTCTCCTTCTCGGCGTTTAACGAACTCCACGAACGCATTTTGCGCTCCATATCCTTCGCTTCCCGCGAGACATCCGGCTCTTTCGGCTCGGTCTTTTCTGTCAAAGAACTTTCCCCGCCACTCGACGGGTTCAACTCACCATTACTTTCCGGCTGTCCTGGTTCCGGCGGTGGATCAGCTTGGGTTTCCGACTCCGGCTTTTCCGGCTCCGCTTCCGGCGGTGCAATTGTTGACCGCGCTTCTTCCAAGCTCTTCCCGCTGTCCATCGCTTTTGCGATTGCGGAAAGCTCTTCCATCGTCGTCTCTACTCCAGCCATTTTGTTGTATGCTTAAAATCAGCCATGCCCCACATACGTGGCACGCTGTAATGTGCTAATTTCAACCACAAGTCGCACGATCTCGTAGTTGTAAGTTATGGACGCAACCAATCGAACTCTTCATCCGCGTCCGTAGACGAAGTTTCGGGTGGAACCATTAACGCATCGATTGATGCAATAGCGCCACGGAAGCCATTAGCATATCCGGCTTTCCACGCAAGCTCACCCCCGCATTCTGTAGCCGTTGCATTGTGTTGAAGCGCTGCGTTTAACAACCACGCTTTTAGTTTCTTTCCGCTTTTTGTTGAGTAAAAAGCCCGTAATGCTTGCTCATCATCCGGCTCCCATTTGGGCTGGTTGACCCATCGGAGCGGCTTGAGCATTGTTGACAACACCCGCTTGTGCATCTCTGTTAATCGTATCATTTAGTTCTTTCCGTACTTGTCGAGCCGCATTCATGTCCACTTGCTCAAGTTGTTCAAGCAACGTGCTAATGCGTGCCATAAATGCCTGTTTCCCCTCCGGCTCAAGCTCTTCGCCTTGCTGGCTCATCTTGTTGATGTAGCCCAGAAGCACCGGCAATCTTGGTCGCGGATCGTCGGCTTGATTTGGAACCGGCGTGTAACCGCGTTCCATGATGGGGATGTTATGCGCTTCGTCTTCCGATTCGTCCGCTGACTTGAACTGCGGATCGCTCACCAGACGCTTCACCAGACTTGGGTCGTCCAGTTCCAGTATGGACTTGTCCAGTTCGATCTGGTCGATCCACGGCGATTGCGCCATCAACTGTTTCCGCATGATGGCACGCTGCATCAGCATCGAACGATCCACACCGTCCACACCGCCTTTCGGCTCAATCGTGTATTCGCCGTGAAGCGCATCGGCTTGCAGACTCGTCGCGTCTTCCAGATACCGGAACATCAAGTCTTTCGGCGCGTACTGCAAATAAAGCTGATACGCTTGACGATAGACGCGAGCCAGCGCCAACCGGAATATCCGCGCACGCAGATCGACGGAGCGTTCCATCATCCCGCCAATAGCGTTCACTTCCGTGGCTGTGCGCCGTTCTTTCGTGTTGATCATCTGGCCGACACCAAAATCGGGCAGCGACAATCGTTGCTCGGCGATCATTCGCGTCTGCACAATCTCCTGCTCCCAGCTTATCGGCGGCTGCGGCATCATTATCGGCTGCAACGCGTATGGCAGTATCTGTCCTGGTCTGAACCGGATGTTGCTGCTGTTGGGAATGTCGCGCTCACTACGGAACATCGGCGTGTTGTAGAACGTAATCGCGTCTGATTTGCCGTTCATCAGCTTGTTCAGATACGACTCTTCCGGCGCAACTTGCTCCGGCACTCCGCGTCCGGCGTACCACCCCTTATCCTTCACCTCGTACGTCGTGTCCACGAACGGCGCTTTGCCGTGCCGATATGGCAGTTTCATGGGTGGACGCAGATCGTGATCCGGAACGAGCGGCGAGTACGTGTGAACAACCCAGTCCCCATTCTCATCCCGCTTGTAGTGTTCCCATACAATGACCATGTTGTCGTCACCGCTGTATGTCAGCCCCTCGCGCCGGAACTTCTCGTTGTCGCGTTGCGTGGTGTTGACGTTCTCGTCCTGACCATCGCCGCGTATCTTGTCCAGCAACGAGTGGTCATATCGCTTGTCCCGCAGAAACGCGCTCACACTCATGGGCATGATCTGAACCATCCAATCCGCGTCGTGCAGATCGGTCGTGTGTTCTGGAACAATCCAGTAAAGTGGGTCTACAGCTTCAAACTTACACGACTTGTTCTCGTCATCCCAAAACACTTTCAGCACGGAATGACCCGTCATCAGCATGTGATCGATCCACGTCAACGACTCTTTCTGGAAGTTCGTTTTCTCTTTGATGTGGTAATCGAACCAGCGCTCAACCGCCGTCGTTAACGGGGCCAACTGCTGGCGCATCGGGACGAACGAACAAACCGTGTCACGTCCCGTAATCTGCTGGTAATAAAACGGCTTGAGCTTACTAACCGCCGTGTCAATCAGCGGGAAATGTAAATCACTCGCCCCAGCCCACGGCTTGTTTTTACGGCGTAAACCGTCATGCCGCATTTCATAGTAAAGAGCCTGTCGGCGCTCCCACTTCGCTCGGTCGTGGATCGATTCCAGAACCGCCTCGTACATCTCACTTCTGTTCTCTTGCATTTCGCAACTGGTATTCCAAGTCGTTGACGGTATGCAGCGCCTCACTCGCCCAGCGTGTTACCGACTGGGTAGACTTCTGCACATTGCTAAACTCCGGTAACTCCATCAACCGCTTGACGTTGCCGTCAGTCAGCCGTGTCACCGGATGATCCACCGTCCGACACCCCGCCGCCAAGAGCAGCATCAATAGCATCAGCATTTTCCGCATGGATTTCA